TTCACGGGCGAAATGGAGCAAAGCGCACGGGATATAAGCACCCAAATAGAGAGCGAAGCCGAAAGCATTTCCCGGGCGATTGACGACGAGATAGAGAGAGCCGCAAATGAAGCGGCAAACAAGATAGATGATGATATAGACCGAATACTACAAGGTTTTAATAAATTCGGGTTATGAAAAAAATACCTTTTGAGTTACAAGAAAGAATAAACAGCCCGACCGAAATTGCAAGCGTCTTGCAACGTGCCGTAAACGAAAAGAACATTATCGGAAACAGCAAGGGCGAAAGGTTTTACAACGTGCCGTGCGCTTTTGATATTGAAACAACAAGTTTTTACCGTGATACGGACGGACGGGCGTACACATACGAGCAAATGCAGCGTATGCAGGACAGGAACGGGCGCAAAGCGAAATTAGAGAAAGCCGCAATAATGTACGTTTGGCAGTTTGGCATAAACGGATATACGATAATGGGGCGCACGTGGGGCGAGTTTGTCACGATGATGCAGACCGTAAGCGAGGTTTTGCAACTGAATGACAAATTACGCCTTATTGTGTATGTGCATAACCTTTCATACGAATTTCAGTTTTTGCGCAAGTGGTTTGAGTGGCAACGGGTTTTCAGTATTGATTTGCGCAAACCGATTTACGCAATAACAACGGGCAACATTGAGTTTAGATGCAGTTACTTGCTTTCGGGTTATTCGCTTGCAAAGTTGGGCGAGCAACTTATGAAATACAAGTGTGCAAAAGCCGTGGGCGATTTGGACTACCAGCAAATAAGGCACAGCGAAACGCCGCTAACTGATGCGGAAATACATTACTGCATAAACGATATTAAAGTAGTTATGTGCTACATACAAGAACGTATCGAGGAAAGCAAAGGGATAACGCACATACCGATAACAAAGACGGGGTTTGTACGCAAGTATTGCCGTGCGCATTGCTTACGTGAAAAAAGCGATGCAGGAAAGACCGTACCGAATTGGGATTACGTAAACTTGATGCAGGAACTACAAATTACGGGTATGAATGAATTTAATATGCTGCAACGTGCGTTTGCAGGCGGTTTTACACACGCAAACGCCGAATATACAGACGAAATAATGTATAACGTGGATAGTTACGACTTTACAAGCAGTTACCCGTATGTAATGATAGCGGAAAAATACCCGATGTCGCAAGGCGTTGCGATAACGGTTAAGAGCATGGCGCAATTCGAGTTTTTAATATCAAAGTATTGTTGCGTGTTCGATATTGAGTTTACCAACATATTTGCCAGCGAAACGCAAGACAACCCGATAAGTGCAAGCAAATGTTTCGTGAAAGAAAACCCGTGCGGGAATAACGGGCGTATTGTGGCGGCTGCAAAAATTGCGCTGACAATTACGGACGTTGACTTTCATATAATCAAAAACTTTTATTCGTGGGAAAGTATGCGAGTCGGTGAAATGTATTGTTACAAGAAAGAGTATTTGCCGACCCCGTTTGTAAAATCAATCTTGCATTTGTACGAAAGCAAGACGAAATTAAAAGGCGTTGAGGGCAAAGAGGTGGAATATCTTAACAGCAAGGAAATGTTAAACAGTTGTTACGGTATGAGTGTTACCAACCCTTTGCGTGATGAATTTACCTATAACGGCGAATGGGATATTAACTCAATGACAGACGAACAAAAACAAGAACTTTTATACAAGTACAACACCAGCAAAAACCGTTTCTTGTTTTACCCGTGGGGCATTTTCGTAACCGCATACGCACGGCGCAACCTTTTCACGGGCATACATGAAGCGAAAGACGATTATATTTACAGCGACACCGACAGCATTAAAATAATGAACGGCAAAGCGCATGAAGCGTATTTCAAGGCTTATAATATGCAGGTGCAAATGAAATTGCGTGCCGCCTGCAAGTACCACGGTTTGCCGTTTTCCCTTTGCGAACCTCAAACGATAAAAGGCATAACAAAGACTTTGGGCGTGTGGGATTTCGAGGGTACATATACACGGTTTAAGACTTTGGGCGCAAAACGCTACATGGTGCAGGAAACGAACGCACTAAAAGCCAACGGACGGGCATACGATTTCAGTTTAACCGTTTCGGGCGTAAACAAAAAAGCCGCAATTCCCTACCTTATTGAAAAGTACGGCGCAAACGGGATATTCGATGCGTTCACTAATTATCTGGATATTCCACCGCAAGCAACGGGCAAAAACATACATACGTACATAGACTACGAGATACAAGGCGAGATAACCGACTACAAAGGCAGCACGGCGCATTACAACGAACGCACGGGCGTACATTTAGAGCCGACTGGATACAGCCTTTCCCTTTCGGTTATGTATATAAATTATTTGCGAGGTATTAAATTTAAGGACTAAAATAATAAGAGTATGGCAACAAGAAAGACAAAGACAGACAAGCCGAAATTTTACGACTTGAAAGCGATTTTAAGCAAGAACGCCGACTATAATGTTATATTTGGCGAACGGTCAAACGGCAAGACTTATGCAGCCTTAAAATATGGTTTGGAAAACTATATCAAGACGGGCAAGCAAATGGCATACATACGCCGTTGGCGTGAGGATTTGAGGGGCAAACGTGCCGAAAGTCTGTTTGCAAACCACGTGGCAAACGGGCTTATTGAGGAACTGACAGAGGGCAAATTTAATGAAGTGTTCTATATGTCTAACAAGTGGTTTTTATCTTTCTACGATGCAGAGAAAAACAAGCGGACACCCGACCCGACCCCGTTTTGTTACGGGTTTTGCCTTTCAGAGCAAGAACACGAAAAAAGTAGCAGTTACCCGAATGTCACAACGATAGTGTTTGACGAGTTTCTGACACGGCGGTATTATTTGCCCGATGAGTTTATGTTGTTTATGAACCTTTTAAGCACGATAATACGCCAACGCAACGATGTTAAGGTTTTCATGTTGGGGAACACCGTAAACAAGTTTTGCCCGTACTTTACGGAAATGGGTTTGAAGCAAGTGCCTTTCATGGAGCAGGGCACGATAGATATTTACCGCTTTGGCGAACACGGTGCAATAGTGGCGGTTGAGTATTGCAGCACGATAGTACAACACAAAGCCAGCAACAAGTATTTTTGTTTCGATAATCAAAACTTGCAGATGATAACGGGCGGTAAATGGGAACTTGCCGTTTATCCGCATTTGCCGTGCAAGTACAAGCCGCAAGATGTGTTGTTTGTGTACTATATCAAGTTTAACGATGTTGTTTTGCAGGGTAACATTATCCAAGTAGGCAACGAATGTTTCACGTACATACACGCAAAGACAACCCCGATAAAAGATGAGGAAAACAGCCTTATTTATTCGCTTGAAATGAACGGCAAACCGAACTACAAACGCAAGTTGTTAAGTACGGCAAGTTACGTTGAACAACAAGTCGCACGGTTTTTCGCAATAGACAAAGTTTTCTACCAAGACAACGAAGTCGGCGAGATAGTACGAAATTATTTAATTACGAGCGCAAAGACAAACATAGTTTCGTTGAAATGAAAATAACGGGCGGTTTGGGGCAAATTTCGTGCCGAACCGACCGTTTTACGAAATAAATAACTACCTTTGCAATAGGAACTAAAAATTTATTGATATGGACGCAAATACTATTATTCAAATCATTTCAAGTTTGGGTTTTCCGATTGTGATGTGTGGGGCTTTGTTTTGGTATATGGTGAAACAAAGGCAGGCGCACCAAGAAGAAACGGAACACCTAAAAGATACGATTGCGGAAAATACGAAAGTGTTAGCCGAACTTACAACTCTAATTAAAATTTTGACAGATGAAAGGGAAAGATAACATTTACAAGTTGTACCAAGCGCAAATACGTGACAAAGACACCGCCGTAACTGAATTTATGGCGAACACGTTGGCGAAAACTCAAAGTATGTTTGAGTATGAGGGTTTGCCCGACAGCATACCGCAAAAAGAATTGGAGCGGCTTTTGCAGACCACAGGCAACGCCTTTGTTACCAGCGTGGACGGGGTTTTGTATGCGCTTTCGGGCGGCAAAGGCGGCGACCCCGATGTTTACGGACGGGCAACGCTTTACACCGTGGCGAACCCTGCATTAAAGTTAAACAAAACCTACGATATACAAAAAGACGGGGTTTTGATTGAGAATGACAGCAACGGCGAAAGCCTTTTGCCGCTTATCGGGCGTTATGCGGTTTTATATACTGACGGGCTTATTTCGTTGAACACGGCAAGCATTTTGACCCGTATTACGATGCTTATAAGTGCCAGCGATGACAAGACGAAACAAAGTGCCGATGAGTTTTTGCGCAAGATACAAGACGGCGAATTTTCAATTATCGGGGAAAACGCTTTCTTCAAAGGCGTAAATATGCAGACAGCCCCGACCACAAACAGCGTGTATATTACACAACTTATTGAGTTGGTACAATACTACAAAGCGAGTATGTACAACGAATTGGGGCTAAATGCAAACTACAACATGAAACGGGAACGCCTTAATTTGGGCGAGGTAAGCATGAATGTAGATGTACTTTTGCCGTATGTGGATAATATGCTAAAAGAAAGACAAAATGCAGTTGAGAAAATTAATGCGATGTTTGATACCGAAATTTCGGTTAAACTTGCTTCAAGTTGGGGTTTGGAAAGGGATAATTACAACGCTTTGGCGGCTGATTTGGAAACGGCAAAGGAAAACCCCGACCCGACAGACGAACCCGACCCGACAGAGGAAACAACCGAAACAGACGGAAACGACACGGAAACAGAGGAAACAGAGGAAACGAAAGAAACGGAAACGGAAACGGACGGTAACGATACCGAAACAGAGGAAACAGAGGAAACAGAGGAAACAGACGAAAACAAAGATAAACAATGAAATACAGCGAACTATTTACAAAGGGTAACGGGATATTCGCAACGGTTTTCAAGACCGAATATCCGACAGAGTACGCCGCAATTTTCGGCGATACCGACCCGACCAAGTTAGACGCTTACGCCTTACTGATGTACGGCGGCAAGACCGTTGTAAACAGCATAACCAGCGACAACGCAAGCGATGTTGTTTCGGCGGTTATTGCGGTAAACGTGCAAGGCTGGGAACGTGAAGCGGCGGCGATGTTAGCCGATTACGATGTACTGACACCCGTAACGGGGCAAGTTGAACGGACGGAAACCGTAACTTTGCAGGAAAGCACCGACAACACCGAAACGGGCGCAAACAAGGCGTTTAATGACACCGATTTTTCAGACAGCGACCGAAAGACCGCAAACGATGAGAGAAACCGCACGGAAAGCCGCCAAACAACCGAAACCAGCAAAGGAACGGGCGCAAGCAAATCAATTTCGACCGAAATTGCAAAAGAATTGCAGTTGCGGCGTGATAATTGGAGAAAAAACATTATCTTTGCACTTGTAAGCGAGATAACAACGAGTATTTACGAATAACTAATTTTAATTTTTAGCAATATGGAAGTAAAACAGATTTACACGCTTATTAACAGCGTATCGGGTGAAGTGTTGGGAAAGACTGACATTGTAACCGAGGATTTGACGGGCATTGTGGATTTGGGCAAAGAAGTGTTCAATCAAAATGCCGTGGATAATTACGTTAAATCACTTGTAAACCATATCGGCAAGGTGATTTTCGTAAACCGACCTTATGCGGGCAAAGTGCCGAGCGTTTTAATGGATGCGTGGGAGTTTGGCAGCGTGCTGGAAAAAATAAGTGCCGATGTCCCCGAAGCCGAGGAAAACGACACGTGGAACTTGACAGACGGCATAAGCTATGACCAAGATGTGTTCCACAAACCGACCGTTACCGCAAAGTTTTTCAACTCAAAGGTTACGTTTGAAGTGCCCGTATCAATCACGGAAAGGCAGGTTAAGGAAAGTTTCAGCAACGCCGCACAACTCAACGGCTTTATTTCGATGATTTATGCAGCCGTTGAAAAGTCAATGACTATCAAGGCAGACGCTTTGATTATGCGCACAATTAACAATATGATTGCGGAAACCGTGTTGGCTGATGCGGTTGCGTTTGGCGGTACGGCAGGCGACTTAACCAGCGCCAACCTTTCAAGCGCAAGCACTGCAAGATGCGTAAACCTTTTGAAGTTGTACAACGACAAGACAGGGGCAGAAACATCGCTTACTGCTGCAAAGGCGATAACCGACCCCGACTTTATCCGCTTTGCGTCTTACGTAATGGGAACTTACGCCGACCGCCTGCAAAGCATTTCGACCGTGTTCAATGTTGGCGGCAAGGAAAGATTTACGCCGAAAGATATGTTACACGTTGTACTTTTGTCCGACTTTGCAAAGGCGGCGCAAACATATCTTTATTCCGACACGTTCAACCGTGGCGATGTACTTTTGCCGCAAGCCGAAACCGTACCTTTTTGGCAGGGTAGTGGAAAGAACTACGAGTTTGTCAGCACGGGCAACATTAATGTTAAGGAAAGCGGCGGCAAAGCCGTTGAAATTTCGGGCGTGTTGGGCGTAATGTTCGACCGTGATGCGTTGGGCGTTTGTAATCTTGACAGACGGGTAACAACCAACTACAATGCGAAAGCCGAGTTTTTCAACAACTATTACAAGTTTGATGCAGGGTCTTTCAACGATACAAACGAAAACTTTGTAGTATTCTTTATTGAGTAACTCAATAGGTATTAGATTGTTTAACTTTGGGCGGTGTGGGTGCAGGTGAAAGCGCACCGCACCGCCTTTTTTCTTTGCAGATATGACAACGATAAACTTTTATTCATACAACGGACACCCGAACACGGTAAACAAGCAATTAGGTGACTTTACGGCGATTGAGGGCGATTTGCGGCAAACTTTCGATGTGTTGCGACCGACCGTAACACTACGAAAGCAGCCCCGACCGACTTTCAATTATTGTTACATACCCGATTTGGGGCGTTATTATTTCGTGGATAGAGTAAGTTTTGAGGGAAACAACGCCTACGAACTTGTATTGCGTATTGACGTACTGAAAACCTACGAAACCGAAATTTTGGCGGCAACGGGGCGTGTATCTGAAAGCGACAACCCCGACCCGTATATTTCAAACCGTGAAACGGTTTACAAGCGCACCCCGAATTTCGAGAAAGTGCCGTTTGCAAATACGGGCTTACTCAATGAAACGGGCGGCATTATTATGGTAACATTAAAAGGTAACGACAATGACACTGAATGATACAACAAGCTATTTTACTGATGTTAGTAAATATCTTACGGGATTTAGTAAAGAATGTGCGCTAAAATACGGCGTTGACGATAACGGGGACACGATATTTTTTCTATATATAAGCCCCGATTATGAATTAACGCCCTATTCAGAAACCACCGCACAATATGAACACGGTTATATGTGGGCACAAATACCCGGAACGATTGGTTTTGAACGTATGGCGCAATACGATGGATTGGTAGCCGAAAGTCCATATACAAAGGCATACGGGGTTAATGTGGGTACAAATGTTCCCCGTAAAAACGATACCATTACTTTCAACGCCACCCGTAAAGAAGTAACCCCAGAGCCGACCGAACCGACCGTAACGAACAACATAACCGACAGCACCGAACAACATACATACCAAGACGGCACACTATCAATAACCGTAACGGCAAGCGAGGGTTACACGTTCCAAGATGCGAAAGCAAGCTACCATACAAGTGCAGGAACGGCAACCGAAACACCGTTGACCGTTGAGGGGAACACGGCTACCATACAAATAACCGACTTAGATGTTAACACACCCGTTGTTATTAGTGGCGAGGTAGTGGCGATACCCGAACCCGTTACGCCAACGGTTACTAACAACATAGACGGGACAGAGGAAAGCCACGAGTGGGACGGTGAAACGCTAACCATAACCGTAAAAACCCCGTCTTATATTAGTGCAAGGCTTGATAAACCGCAAGTGCATTACACCAACACGGGCGGCGAGCCGATAACGCAAGATATGCAGGTAGAAAGCACGTCAACACGAGCGACGGCACCC